GCTTCTTCAAAAATCTTGAATTTCTTCTGACATAATGGGCAACCATTCTGACCAAGGTCATCTTTTACATGATGGTCATTAAGACAAATGAATGATTTATAACCACCTTTGGCTACCTTATTCTGTCTGTTTTGATTCAATGAAAGTTTTAGTGAATGTATATTGACTGGAATAGCGAACTTCTTCTTTCCGTCAATATCCTCTGTGAGAACTATACGAATGTTGATTGTCCTCTTTTGCTCGTTATCTGCGAGTCTTGTGTTTAGATAGTTTTTGGCATCAAATGCCTTTTTCTGTTGTTGTGGTTGTGGTTGTGTCTTTGGCTGGTTTCCACCTCCATCATCGAATAATTCATTTTCATTTTGATTTACATCTTCTGTCATTTTTTAAATAGTTAATTTTATTATTTTAAATTTGCATGTGCTTATATAAATAGTGTTTTTTTACATTTTTCTTATATATAATATACAAAATTTTTGTTAAATTAAGAAAAAAAGAAACGAACTTATTTAAGTCCGTTTCATGTAATTGTTTTTTTTTTTATAAAAATTATTTTATCTTACAAAATATTCATGTAGACTGCGTGGAATATCATCAAGTTCATCACTAATCATCTTATCATTGACATTGTCAATGTCACTCTTTCTAATCTGATATTGTGGTGCCTCATTATTTGATGTAATATTATAATGATTGTTGATATCCTGGAATTTATCCCAGAACTCCTCTGGTTTCTGGTCAAAAGGATTACCTCCAGCGTTCAAACGAACATTCATGGTTTCTTCCTCAGTTGGCGTTCTTTTGATAAGTTCACTCTTCAATTCAGCAATCTTTGCATCATTTGCATCAAGAGCACTAGTGAATTTATCCACAACCTTCAAAAGGGTTGAAAGTTTAGCATCAACATCTTCCAACTGTTCTGTAGTTTGTTCCTGGTTGGCTTTCAATTCATCCTGTGCATCTGTAAGCTGGGTTATATCGACAACATTATCGTCTGGTCCTGGCTGTGCACCCATATCACCCATCATCGGGTCGCCCATTGCGTTAGGGTCACCACCTTCCATACCAGCATTGGGGGCTAAATTTGCACCATTAATACCACCAGAATTGGGGTCACCTCCCATCATAGGGTCAGCGCCAGCATTGGGGTCACCTCCCATCATAGGGTCAGCGCCAGCGGGAGGCATTGCATTTTGGTCACCTCCCATCATAGGGTCAGCGCCAGCTGGAGGCATTGCATTTTGGCCGTCTCCCATCATAGGGTCAGCACCAGCTGGAGCAGCAGCATTAGGGTCTGGAGCAGGGACAGCGCCACCAGCGGGTGGCATTGCATTTTGGTCTTCGCCTTCTTCATCCAAACTATTGTAGAACTGATATTCGTAAAGCTGTTGCATTCTTTTTCTAGTTTCAGCTAAAAGTTTCTCTTCCTTAGTCATTTTAGTCAGTAAGCATTAATTTATTATCTTCAGTCAAAAGAATGGTACTATTGCTAGTACGTTCATAAAGCCCTTTATCTTTTTTCATGATTTTAACCTTCCTGTCTGGAAGTTCCTGTCCGTCAAGAATATTCTTCACATTATTTAAAGTATCTTTATCCATATTGTTAAATGTTTTGTTCATTATTTTCAACAATGTTTTCAGTCTCGGCTAATGGAGCTGGTTTAGGTTTTTTTACATCTTGTTTTTTACTAATTTTCCTTTCCTCCACTTTTTCGGTAACAGGTTCAGTTACAACCACTGGTTTCTTTGCCACTGGCTTCTGAATCCTTACTGGAGTCCTCTCGTGAGTTTTTTTCTCCCTTACCTCTTTTTTAACTACATTTTTCTTTTTCATAAAATTAATGTTGTATATCTTATATATAAATAGTCTGTTATTTAAAATATGTATATAATGGTAAAATATAATGTGTATTGGTTCCGATTACCTTTCTAATTTCGTTATTTATAAACTTGGTGTCATGTATATATTCACCGTTTCTTATCAATTTAATTACTTTTTGTTTCTTTACTCCTAAATATTCGCACAATTCCAAGGAAATTCCAAACACCGTATTATACTTTTCACTGTATATGAATACAAAATGGCTGTTCTTGGTAAAAAATACATACTTTTTGGTTCTGTCTTTCAAAAAACGAATTGTCTTTTTAATGCTTGTAATACTTAATCTAACCAAATCTATATATACATATTTAGTTTTTTCCATCTCATGAAGTATGGAATAATTATAAAATTTAATTATATCATCCTCATATTCACAATTTCTTTCGGTTTTCTTGAATGTCCACCAGACATTTCCATATTGTTTCTGTAATATATTGAATTGTTTAATATATTTTTTTGCATTGTCTATACCAATAATAAGGGTTGGGATATCCTCAATGATGGCATCATACGAATTAACAACGTTGAAGATATCCCCGAATGTGTTCTTTTTACTTTTGGTTACTATGTTTCCTATTTTTTTCACACATATAATATACAAAATTTTTATATATTATTATCTGTTAATCATCCCAACGAGTATGTTTACTTATAACATCACTTTTTGTTAAAGATTTGTATTTTCCTGTAGAAGAATTCCACATCATTAATTTTGTGGTGTCACTATATTTCCTGTTTCTATTATTGTCTTTGTAGGAAATATGAATCCATACTGGCCTTAAAGCTGCCTTATCTGCATCTGTATTGAATTTTTCCAGTATCATTTGGTCATAACTTAATCCAAGTTTATCCTCGGCGTTTAATATTACTTTAGCAACCGCAAGCAATGCTTCGCCCATAGTACCACCTGTTTCCCTTATTTGTATGTCAACAGCCTGTCCACTCATATGCTGGCTTTTGCTTGCTCCGCCAATGGCACTATTGACTTCCTGGTTTCTGTATCCAGAACTAACGAATATCTTACCGATACCTTTTTTCTCAACCATTTCATAGACTGGGTCTAACAAGTTGTTAACAAGATTAACCAAATTTTGTCTTGCTTCTGGCGTTGGTGTATTCTGTATACCTTTTGCATGTGCTTTATCGCTCCATAACAGAGAACTTTGACCAGCTTTATATTTGTGTGCGCTGTCATCAATCAAAGTGAAATGTTTCATTTTATCTTCACCCTTGGCTGGTTTATATTCATATTCAACATTTATATTAGAACCAGTCTTGTTATCCAATCCAACATTACCTGTTTTAGACTGTGTTTGTTGTATCTCCTTCTTGACACAATGGGCAAAATGAGTTATTACATCGGTGTCATAACCAAGCCTGCTGTCTTCTATTTTGGAAATATGCACCTTTTTATCTATTTCATTTATACTACTGCCAGAAACACTTAATCCTTCAGCAACATATATATGCCCTTCATGCACCCCCAAATATATTGCAACATGGTCGTGAACCCCGCTTATCTTGCCATCATGGTAGGCAAATAACAAATCGCCAACCTTCGGACGCGATGCTACAGTTAATAATGTTTTCCAGTTATTTTTTTTCGTTGGTATAATTTTAAATTTCGTTACAACCCAATCAGAACTGTGTGATACTTCATAAAACATGTTATTTGTACCATATGAGGAATCATATACAGGTTTTTCTATTACAGGAGCACTGGCTGATGACGTCGTTTTGCTAATTGGAATGTCTGGTATCTCCACGGGTTCATTAAAATACAATGCACCCTCCTCGGCACGTCTCCTAACCAACCCTTTAAGTACTTCGCCACCAGATTTATTCCACATGTTAAATGCATCCTTTATTGTACGGTCGTCTTTGTTAGTTTTTACTCTTTTACATACAGTCGATGTTTTAAAATTTCCTGAACCAATATTATACGTTAATGAAGTTAACGCATCTTTTTGGTTATCAGTTAATGTATCATATACAGCAGGTGAAACATATGTTCTTACTGAAGCTTCATATTTTGGAACTACTAATTTCAACATTTCCAAAGCCTGTTCTTGTGACTGGAGTGTATCACCTTTCTGAACTTTTCTTCCGTCTGGCCAATATGTATTGCCGTAACCTATTGTCCAAACTTTGCCTGTTTTATCCCAATAAGCATCTTTTCTATATCCTTCATGTGCCATCAAAAACTTCAAACCCTTCTCAGTCATTATATGGTTAGTTTAGTTTATTATTAATTTTAACGCCCAATTCGTTATATACTTTCATAACAAAATCATCACAAAGCATTCCGTCAGTACCAAGATATTTCTTTATTGCGATGGACAATTCGTTATCCTCAATATCAATTGCGGTTCCATCTGTCGCCGTCATTTCTTCACCATTGCTTGATTCATCCTGGTTACTATCAACATAATCTTCATCATTCGATACAGTAAACCACGATGTTGTGAACGGAACCTGAACCTTAGACATTTTCATTCCGCTGAACGACGTAATCATATTTCCTTGTGTAATGTGATGTTCAACCTTTATAATTAAATATGTACCCCTGAACATCGGTACATTCATTAGCTGGAAATACATAAGAGGCTGTATCTGCGCATCACCCAACATTTCAATTGTCACTATATATGAATATGACTGATATATTGAATATAAGTCTTGACCATAGAATGTCATGTAATGTTTTTCACTGCTGCCTTTTTCTATAATGTTAGCCTCGGCTTTAATTGCCTGTTCAGTAACAGAGAAATTCTCCATACCAACACTGATGTTTTTCCAGAATGAATTATTCTGTCTGGAATATGCAACGCCAAACGATGGTACTTTATAACTAGTTATCGCTTCATTTGTTGCGTTTTCTTGACTTTCTTCAGTTACATCAACATCATCTTTTTTAAAGATGTTCGGTGCCACATCGGTGCCGTTTTCACTGGACCATATATCAAAAGAATCTGTATTGAACTTCGCTCTATTGGGAATATCAAGGCTATCTGACGAATGTGTATAAATGACAGTGAATTTATTTGTGTATTCTGGAAGTGTCACCTTATTTGCCGCTAACGGAGTAAATACATCTTTCATGTTTTGCAACATATTTTGTTCCCTTGTCAATAACCCCCCGTCGTTATTACTGAAATTAACAGCATCTGGGAAATTAAACATAAGACATCTGTGGTGACCTAAAATGTCACCCAAGTGTGTTACAATAGTCTTGCCTAATTTAGTACCTGTACCTGTTCCCATATAATCTTCTTTTAACAAGGTGCAATTCAATCTTAATTTGTCGTATATGTTATTGTAGAATGTGTCAATAAACATGAAATTATTACAGAAAAAGTTCTTTACCTCAAATAATTCACGTCCTGGTATTTCACCTGAAATACTTTTCTGGTTATAATACCCACATAACCATCTGTCCCATATATTTTTTAATGTTTGATAAATTTCACACTTCAAGTCACGGTCACTGTCCTCAATCTGTTTTTCACTTTCCTCAATCTCCTCTTTATTTGTCTCATTCCCTGAATAACTTTCGATACTTTTTATATAACCGTTGAAATATGCATTAATTACAGATTTTGCAATACCATTCTCATTTACAGTTGTTGGCAACGTTACGGCAATTACTTTATTAAAGAACAAAATTCTGAAGCACTCTTGTATTTGGCTGTTTTCACTGTAATATGAATCTATAATATTATTTACTATGCTTCCATAGGTATAATTTTCTCTGAAATTTCTTAGATAGAATATGTTTTTAAGACCGTCTTCACCAAAAATATTATTACTATAGTCATAAAAAGGTGTATAACCATTCAATAATGACATACAAGCTTGTACGTTTTCGGCACTGCTTTTAAAATTATCGCGCTTAGATAATATTAAACGTATATCATTCATTGTTAAATCATATTTTTTCCCTTCCCTGTCAACTTTATACAATTCACTAAATTGCATAATTTTCTTGAAACCACTATCAACAAATTCATTGAATTCTTTAAGTAAAGAATCCTCAACACTTGGTTTGTCGTTCAATTGTAAAAAATCTGAATATTTAAAAACATAACAGTCTTTTAGTTTGGCAACATTATTACAGTGACAAGCAAATTTAGCTTTTCCATTATCCAAAACAAATAACGGAGCATCTTTACGTGTTGGAGCTAAAAAACCATTACCATACTCTATTGGGTCTTCGTTATGTTCGTCAACGTAACGTTTACGCCATATAAGTCCACCTAAAAACAATATGTAGCCATATGGTATCTGTTCTATACCACCATTGTTTTTCCCGTTAAAAAATGGCTTAAAATTTTTAACTGTTAATTTTTCATATGAAAACGGTAGTGAGTGTAAAAATAGAAGGGCTTTTACCGAATCTCTTGTTTTTATATCTTTTATATGGTTCTGTAAATAATAGAAAGAGTGTGACAATAAATTAGTATTTATTGTTTTTTGGGATGATGATGGTAACGACACAATAGTCTGTATCAAACTGGCATGTATAAATGGATATTCGGTGCCATATTCGCCATTGCCATTACTCTCTTCTGGTAAAAATGGTGGTAACGCTGGTTCTGGAGGTACTATATAGCCAAAATTATTTGAATTATCCACAAATCTAGGGTATTTTGACTTTTCAAACAATTCATTACACTTTTGAAGTACATTTTTATCTGCTTCATCTTTAAAATTTTTATATGTCTTTGCCCCGTAAGTATCTCTTTCAACATAATCTTTATATTGTTTTTTTACACTTTCTTCAGACCAATTTTCATTAATAACCTTCATGGCTTCTTCAAGCCCGTAGCCATTATAACATCTATAATATTTTTCATCCTTACCGTCATAAAATGTTAACTTATATTCATCATCATTAACATGGACATACTTGTTGATGGTTTCCATAAAATTCTGTGGGGTATTGCCTATTTCAACAAGTGTTGTACCTAAATTGTTATATATATCCAATATTTTTTTAACCTTTTCATCGTCCGACACAATATTAAAACATCTTAGATTTTCATATGAATTGGCATATGAACCACTAGCAAGAAAGTATCCTGAATCGGCTTTTGGTGTAAAATTATTGTCATTTGTATACATATAATACTTACTATAACCATTTATACCATCAAACGTGTTGATATTCTCCATTGGTATATATTCAGTGTTTGTATCACTGTTTGTCATGTAGTTATATTTCACGAACATGCCATTATCCTTGAATAGCGGATGTCTACCTTCATACACTTTTGCAAATTCATATAGGAATGGCTCATGTGTCTTGAACGGGGTTCCGTATGCACAATAGTCATATAAATGCTTGATAAAATCTTCGTTAGTGGCTAATGATTTGATAAATGCCTTATTTCTTGATTGTTTAGTAAAAACATAAGCATCATACATTCCAAGAATTTCGGCATCGGATGGGTTCATAACAATTCCGTTCTGCATAAAATTCAATGTAATTTCGGCTCTAAGTCCTGCATAAAAAATTGCTCCGTCAACTGTATTATATGCATAGTTTGGAATACCGTAATACAAATCAATTGGCATTATACTATTAAAACTACCTTCAAGAACTGGAGAAACTTCAGTCATAGTTACTCGGTCATTGGATATCCTCTGCGCTGCCTTGAATATCTCCTCAACCATTGTTCTCTCTCTCCAATCACCCTTAAAATCGCCAATCCACGCTTTCATTAAAGCGTCAGATTTATCTTCAGGTGTCTCACTATTGTCATTATTTGGCGAATATTTTTTATATACCGCTGGAAATGGAGGAATATCACCATATGTACTGCTTGGCACATCTGTTTCCTTATCTGGGTCTTTAATACCAAGCATAAACGGTTTTCTTTTTTGCTCCTTTATGTCCTCGTTAATGCCATCCGCATAAAAATTAAATATATGAACCAACGTCTCCAGATGGCACATTACAACTTTAAAATACCTTCCAACAAAAGGACTGAATCCAACAATATCCTTTATTGTTCTTCCACTCCCTTTATTTAAACTCTCTTTTTGTTTTAGGTTTTCGGCAATTAGTTCACTTATTTTAATGTTAATTTCCTTGGAAGTATTTCCAAAATCAACCACCATGGCATACGGGGCAAACGGTAGTTTTCTGTTTGTATCCTTGCCATACAAAGCCCAATCCCTTTTACTTAAATCAGAATATATTCTTTCCGATACTCCTGGTGATATTGTATACCATTTGCTACTGTACATTTTTACTAATTTGTAATCACAACAGGAGCCAGCATCTACAATAGGATTGCTTGAATTTTTATTTTTAGAATTTATTGTAACAATAATGTTTGAGTCTTTACCATTATTATTACTTATTTTATGTTCAATAAACTTGGAAAGTCTTACTGGTGTAGTAGTCCATTTTACCCATTTATCTTTTCCGTCAGTGTTTGGTATTAATGATGTTGAAATACCACCGTCGGCTTTTGCATATATGTTATTGTAATTTTCAACAGCCTCGCCTAATTTATTGTAACAGCTGCAAATATCCTGGGTAAGTGTAACCACTTCACTTGGAGAATATATAATAACAATATTCTCACTATCGTTTACAAAATCTGTAATATAATCTGGCTTAAATTTAGCAATTAATGCCTGTTTAAAATCTTTAATATATTGGCTTATTTCATTCAGTTTGTCTATTTGGTTGTTTGTCGCTTTATCGAATGTTTCAATCGAATCATCTATAATACTCTCATCTAACAATTCTTTTGTGGAACTATCCAACTCCTTAGCAACATTTTTATAAAAATCATACAATTTACATGGAGCCTCGGTACCTTCCTTGTCAAGACACCATTTGTTGTTTACCATATCAGCCACATGTTCATCCCAATACTCACTTCCTGTTTGTGTAAGCGGAGCAGCAACTAATAAATCGAAAGGGATATCACCCAACAATCCATACTCATAACCAATGAACTGTACAGTGATTTCAAAATTACCTGTATTTGCATTAAAATTACCAATAAAACTGGTACAGGTCAACTGAAACGTTACTGGTTTGCCATAGAAACCCTTTACCTGTAGCCTGAATCTAGGATATGGAAAAGATACAAAACAACTAAACAAATTGTCTATTTTTTTATTTCTCTCAGTTGTTTCCAGATTTGTCAAGCCACCATATGCGTCGTGTGTAGCTTCCTCCCTGCCGAAAAAGCCGCCACCTCTAATATCAACAAATTTTATTGTAACCTGAGGTGTCTGGTAATTGGTAAATGATATATCAACTTTTTCAATCTGTAAGCCTTCAATTATGTTTCTTTCTCTAATTGAGCCATAATCTATATTTGTATAGTCGGTTGTCAAAAAATTGTAATTATCAGCGTCTTTACCTTGCATGAATGATACAAAATTGGCCCCATTGTCAGAACTTGTCATATCAAACGATATAATTGTAGTTCCAGCCTCGTTTTCACCACTTGTGTGGTTTTTCAACCTTGAACTGTGTTCAACAATTAAATTGCACCAGATACAAAATTCAGTATAATCTGGAGCTAACGGAACAAGACGTTCTTCTCCGTTATCATAATTTGATATACTACCCCTTACATCATTGGGGTCAACATATACAATCCTGTTGTTATTTTCTATGCTTTTGTAATTTCCCATGTTAATCTCTGTGTTCGTTTAGCCATATGTTTAATGAACTCTCATATCTTCCTATTGCATTTTCTAATGGATATGGAATCCTCAATTCAACACCGTTTGGTATTGAAAATTCAAACCCTTTATATTGCGGATTAGCCTGTAATATCAACCAACCATAGTTTGGGTCGCCATAATACTTATATGATAACATATCCATCCTCATTTTTGATTTGTCAAATGTTACATACACATCACCCTCAGTAATCGGTATTTTAGCAAATGGAACACGTTCAAATACCTGCCCTTCTTTACTAACTTTACTGTATCTGTTATAATATTCCGTCATAATGTATCGCTTATTATATATAAAATAAATATTTTTATTATAAAAAACAAAGGGAGTTTTATTTAACTCCCCATTACTATTTCTTCATATAAATATTTTCTGTTTGGATATATACTTCGGATAACATCATGTGAATTATTTTTAGGATTCTCTACTGCACCTAAGGTTAATAACCAAGCATTAACACCATATGTATCTTTTATAATTGATTTGGCTTGTTCATAAGTGGTTCCGCTGTCTACTACATTGTCAATTAAAATAACATTTCTAACAGAGTTTAGTAATTTGCCAATCTCATCTTGTTTATCGACTTTAAATCCTAAATTAATTTTACTAATATCAATACCTTTCATTTTTTGTTTATAAAGCATTTCCCTGGAATCGCTTGACAATATATCCAACACACGTGATTTCGTCCTTTTAGCAATAAAATTAGCTAATGTTAGTGTGTATGTGGCATTACCTGTATGTGCAGGAATTGGAATTAATATTGAATTAACTGGAACGTATTTCATCATAATTAACGAAGCCTTATCAATCGCGTCTATATCACCAGATTTAACTTCATGGGCTAAATTTCTGACTGAACTATAGTCAGCACCAAGGCAAGCACTAGTTTCATCTAATACTTGTTTTACCACACGAAATATAATTTCATGCAGTCTGTCTTCAGTTATTTTTACCATTTTTCTCATGTTTAACCTGGTATAACTTCATTTGGTTTTAATTGTTCATAATTCTGAGCCAAATATGCATATGATTTATCCATATCAATTTCATGATTACCAGCTCCGCCCATTGTTTTCCAATTAGTTGGTTGGTATTCAACCCTGTCAGCTCTATTATCATAAAATGATGCATTTGCATAGTAATTAAATGACATGGCATTTTGTAATCTCTGAACAGGTCCTGTAATATCACCACCACCGATAAATGTGAAATCAATATTAACTTTACACAACATTGGCTGTATTCCGTTTCCTTCTGTATTCATATCCCACTGAATACCATTATCTACATCATAATCAAATGAAATATTGTTAATGACAATCATTTGATTATAGAAATCACCAAGTCTAAGTACACAATAAGGAGGTCTACCGAATGCAAGATTACTTGCGGTTCTACCACCGCTATCTGACATGGTTTTTGTATTTCCCTGTCTTGTACACTGTTGCAAGAAAGTCAATCTTGTATTAAATCCCTCTGGTGTCATTGAATGGAACGCTGGGTTGAAATATTTAATTTTATCCTGCAACTTTTCATACATCAGAGGATGGTTGGCAATCCATTGTTTATAAAAATGATATTCTTGGTCATACCTTAATTTATTAACTTCTTTTTCTCCATTAAATCTTGACTTTACAGTATCATTTTCACCGTCTTTTGGTATATTGCATTCCTGTATCAGCATACCGTCACCTCTGTCAACCCAGATATTATCACATCCCTCAGTTTCACTTTCATCGACACGTGTAGTTCTCTCATTCATTTCATCCTCATCTTTGGCTTCTGTTTCACAGACATTTCTTGTGCCTAAATCATCATTTATTTTGGTTATTCCATCCAATATTCTGTAAAGTATTATATAAGTTCTGAGTTCACCCATGGTTAATTCAGGATAACCTTCTTTTTTTCTTTCTTCGTTTGTTTGATTAAGTACCGATTCAAGATAATTCTCCTCATCTTTCGTAAATTTGATTTTTGGTGGGGTTGGTTCAGATTCTGGTTGTATATAAGATGAAGCACTTATTGGTTGTAATTCTTCCGCTTTTGCAACCAAATCTGTTGAAGTATTAATATCATCCATTAAATTATAGGTAGTACCATATTTCCAAATACAAGAATATTTCTCATCATATCTGGATGCCTTTGCATCACCAGTTATTCTATACATCATTTCATTAACAGTAAAACAAAGTGTTGCAGCAGATTTACTAACCAGGGCTGCTAATTCAAAGAAATAATCATATGAATTTAATTCAGCGTCTGTTGCTCTAGCCCAACTACCGTCATTAAGTGCATCACTAAATGGTATATCATGGGTGTCATAAGTTTCTGCATAATTGCATAGACATTTGTAAAATATATCGTCATCGCCGTTTTTAATCAAAATATAATCATCCTTGTTGTATTTAACCATTAAATTGGATACTTCGTTGAAATTACTTCCATATTCTTGCCAAATCTCTTCCTTGGTTTTTGGAACCCCACCTGTTGTTACATAACAATAAAAATCAACTAAAACCAAATATAATTTACCATCATCATAAACATAAGTATCTTTATAATACCAGGCAGATTCTGTGTAACTAAAATCGTTTATTATCGGGTCATCTTCCTTACTATAATTAAACGTACCAATATAAAAACCATGGACATTATATAACCCCCTGTATTTAGGGTTATTTCTTATAATCTGTTTTTTTTCTGGTTTTATTTTATCAAATATGTCAAATATTTGGTTTTCATTTACTACAATGTCATCTTTATCTGGACTGTCATAATTGTCGGCACTTCCAGCTTTTTGGTTATAATATTCAACACTCCCGTCTTTTACATAATAATCCCATATCTGGCCGTTTGCTTGTGGTTTCGATTCCTTGAATTTGAATCCAACAATATCTGGGCGTTCGCTTCTTTCAGCCACAATTTCAACTTCAGGTATGTTTTTAACATAATATTCACCAGTTGTTGGCTGTGTAATTCCGCTGGTAAATGTCATAACACAGTGTGCACATCTACCCATTTTGGCACTGTCGCCATTAATGTTTTTCTTGTCTTTTGCATCAACTGGTATTATTTTGGGTGTGCCGTCCCAGGTGTTTTCCAATTTATTCCAATTAAATTTGGTATTTGTCCTTATCCAATTCAATACAGTATTAGCCCTGTTGATTGACAATGCGTTGTTTCTATCTTTAGTACCATGCGAACTGGCTGCACCCTCACATAAAATTTCAGTCAATTTCTGATTATTGTTTGTAAAAAGGTCTATCAAAACATTCACTTTTTCCAAATTAACGCCACAATCAACCAAATATTTGTATAATAACGGTTGATTTAATATCTTTTCTGAATAAATGGCTGCAGCAACCTCGGCAAATGAATATAAACTGTCTTTATGTTGTGCATGGGATTCCATTGTCGGATTAACAACCAAATTTGTTTTGTTCGTTTTTGTATCCTTTAAATTAGCTTTACCAATTGATTGGTTAATAGTGTTTTTTGGGTCTTTATTACCACCAGTATATGGTTGTATATGGTCAATTCTGTAGCACCATTTTTTATTTGGGTCTGGTACATATTTTTTTGTATTTATTTTACCACCCTGTATAAACTGGTCTAATTCATAAACTAAATCAGTTGTAATAGGACCTTTTTCCATTTCATAACCAATCGTTACACTGTTTTCATAAGCAAACTCAGCTGAATTAACATCAAATTCTATATCAACTTGGTGCTGTTTCATTGTGTTACAACCGCCCAATAGGTATGCAATTGCGTTAACTGCCGCATCCTTGTTTGTCGGTTTATCCCATACACCAGAATAGTTATTTGGAAAATAAACAAAAAATTCAACATAAACAGGAGAATTGTCTATTTCTGGTTCTGGCTCAGGTGGTTCTGGAACTGGAGTTGGTATTATCTGTTTCTCTATCAATGGAGGGTTAATCCTTGTATATTCATCCGTCATCGGTGTTGGTTTAATAATTAAACCACCAGTTTTTCCGTCTGAATTTTCATCGCTGCATCCAGCAAAATATCTTAAATAATCATTTTCACTGTTTTCTTTACCACTGTCATCCCACCAACTGGCGTAATCAATAGATGATGGATGGTCTGTAATCATTAAGAAACTAAGGTTACCTTTTCTTTCTGACGAAACATATGTGTAAATTGGTTCGCCCCTGCCAATAAAATCATTTGTATTCCATTTTGCAGACGCAGTTTCAGTTACTGTAATCCCATATGGTGGAAACCACATAATTCTACCACCGAGCGGTCCTCTCTGTTCCCAGGACAACGCTTGTTCAAATGAATATGGGTCATAATCCTTCCAAGCCAAATTCTCGATTGAGAACATACATTCCTTGGTGTGCCTATTCCACTTCGTATCATCTTTACTTGATTCAGGTGTGCCACCTCTATATTGTGGTGTAATTTTAGCTAAACCTGTTTCATAATCCAATGCAGAATGTTCTTTCCTTCTGTCTTGGTTATGCTTCCCTCTCCACGAATAATCATATTTCTCACCATCACCGTATTTTCCATCATTCTTTTTATGACCTTTATCTGTATTATCCCATTCAAAATTAGACCAATAATTAAGTTCATTAAATATCTTAGACTGATTTGAAAGACCATCATCTTCACCATTGGCTCTCATGGTCTTCCCAATTTTGTCATATTTGTTTTGATGTGTCCAAACACGGCAATATGGATTCTCATATCCCAATTTATCATAACCAGGTGTACCATTCTCAGCACTTTTTGTTAATAAGTTTCTACCATGAGATTCACCGTATTGACTTCCAACCTGTCCATTATATTCAACACCGTTGGTGTGATATTCACTAATAATGGTTTTTAACTTATGCTGGCGTATTAATTTCTTGGTTTTATATAATATAGAATTCCTGTCAAGATAACTTCCAGTGAATTTAACCTGTTCTTCCCCATTGTCAAAATCTAAATAAAGATTAGTGTTTTCTTCGCCAGCCTTTTGTATGCGTGTTGTAAGCATACCTGATTTTTCAGCCTCGAGTGTGTTGGTAATGAATTCCATGTAGTTGTTACCTTTAGTGTATGACGGATATTGGGCAGGTGTTGCTGTTATGTCTGGATTACCATCAGTATATGCGTTTTCTCCAAGAGTATCCAATGTAATTTCTTTCTCATACGCATTACGGAACATATGGAATTTCATGAAATCATAATTCATTAAATTGAAGTTATTGACGTTACTTGATATCATTTCAAACGCAATACCCCTCACCATGCGGTCAAAAGTATTTATTGCGACTTCACCGATTAATTGTCCAAAATTGGTTATTGAACCACTTCCTATGTCATCAAAACTAGCCATTGTTAAATTCTATCTTATATATAATATATATTTACTGAATTATGTTTATTAAAACATTTTATAACTGTATGTAGGTTTTCCACTCTTATTTGTCTCAACCATTTTTGTTAGCAATGTAATCAATTTATTGGCTGATGATGGGTCATTTTTAAGCATTTCAACCAAATTGACCGTTGAACCGTCTTGTGACAATTCAATCCTTCCGTTTAATGTTAATGTATTGTTTCC